ACTTCTGTGGGATTTCCTGGTACAATATCATCTTCATCAAATCGCTTATAGATACTCATATATTTCCTTTATTATACCGTTGGTCGTGGTTTAATTACTACAGGAACGGTAATAGTTGCTCCTGTTTGATTTCCAACTATCGTTAATTGGGTTGTAACCTGAACCGGTACATCCTTTGGAGTTAATGTAAATTCAAGTCCTCTTGCTACCACCGCGTTTGCCGTGTCAGAATCACCCAAAAATCCAGGTACCGTAGAGTTAAAATTAGCGGCAAGGCCTGTACCTACTAAAACCGCAGAATCAGAATTAAACAATATTGCAGTATATCCAAATCCAGGTCCGTTGAGACCCTGTGTTGTAGTAGGTCTAATAGGAATTGCGTTGGCTTGTCCCGATGTTAGAACAATATTATCAAATCCGAGAGAAATGACAGGTATTTGCTTTGTTCCTCGTGGGAGAGTTACCAACTTATACCGCATAGTTTGCGTTTCATCAGGAGACGCTTCTACTAATGGCATGTTTTCAATAATGCTTCCATAAAAATTAGAGCCTAGTGGATGCGAAGTTGTGAATAGTGAATAATCAACCTCATCATCGGATAAAGCAAATTGTGTAATTTGAAATCCGTTTCCCTTAGACAACAATTCTCGTCCTTTTTTTGTTAAAATTGCGTCTACCGTTATTGTACTGTTATCAAGATATGCCATAGTCGATATCTCCTGGAGTTTTGGCAGCTGAGTATAAATAGTAAGTTTTTTTACTTATCTTACGTTTAGAATCGGACCGGCATTGTCGTCAGGCCGCTGGATCGGTTCCGCTCCGTTGTTAACAATTAATGTATCACCAGCAGACGGTATAATTTCAACGACAGGTCCCCCGTCACTGGTTGTGTCGCCGGTCTGTTTGCAGCCTAACCACAGTCGTCTACGTGTGGATAAGTTGTTATCTCTATAAAATCTAAAGTGTTTTCTACTATATCCTACAAACGGCGTGTAACCGCTGCCGCTATCAGTTAACAAAATAGTTCCATTAATATTTGTTACTATACGGATTTCTTTGGATTTTACAAAAACGTATTTCATCCGTCTCCAATTATTAGTATCGAGAGAAGGAGAAATTTTACTGATAAACGAACCACTTGCTAGCGGAGTAATACACAAATATTCATATCCATTACCGGCAGCAGCGGATCCAGATTGATTTCGCTGAAGGACATATTGGTTTGATAGATATGTGGTGTTCATCGACCAAGTTCCGGCAGGCACTATAGTTTTATCACCAACACGTTGTTGTACTTGCGTGTCTGTTAAAAATACCCCGTTTGGTCGCGTGAAATAGTTTATTACACCTACGTCAGAAAAATTTATATATGGTTCTATCGTATCAACAAAATAATTTTTGTCATTTTTTGGATTAATTCCTGTATCTATTTCTATTCTTGAACGAGGTCTGTACGTCACCAACAACTGGTTGAATACTTCTTTATCACCGTCACGAACTCCAATAATACTAGATGCATTAAATCTTCGCAAAAGAAAATTCAAGTAATTTAAAGTAGAATTTGTATCATCAATATACAACGTATCTACATCAACATCAGTTACTTCTTCTAGACCTGTAACCACCGATTCAAATAAATCATTAAACGAATTGATCGTCATTTGTTCAAATAAATTGATTGATGACTCTCTTGTAACATTTTCCGCGTTCGGAGTTAAAACTGTAGGAATGTCAAATGATGATTCAAATACATCGTAGGTTCCTAAAATCACGTCGTCTTTGTTAAGACCAACAACAACGTTATAAATATCGTTTGTTGCTGTAACATGATTCGGTTGAGAGCTAAGTGCATTCGTCTCTAGCGTTGGATTTACTGTTTCTGTACTAGTTCCCGTTCCCGTAGTTTCCAGCATCTTCCACCGAACCTTATTTCTTTCTAAGATGTGTGGTTCTAATACTATACCTGATAGTAGTTTGGAACGAGCAGGAATTAGTTCTTGTGCTTGTATAAATACAGGCTGCAATAGTGTATCAACAAATTCTACAAAGCTGTTGTAATTGTAAACGTAAGCATAGTTTGACCAATAAATGTTATTAATTTCATCCAATGTTTTATATCTGGGTTCATATAAATCAGATGGATTACCGATATAATCTTGAATATTAATATTTCCTATTGATCTGATTATACTATCGTTGATTGCGTCGGTTACCGAAAAGAATAATCCAATTAAATTATTAGATCTTACCGAAATATTTTTTTGATTAAGCGTAACCATGCTCTTTTTATGAGAAAGAACCGGTACCGTTGAACCAGAAGTATCGGCAAGCATTCGAAGTTCAGGCGGGTCAGAAATAATAATTTTATTAGTTACGAATTGACTGCCGCCTACATTAGGAGCATAACGTAAAATATTTCTGGTAAACACTTCCATGCTGTTAGGATATGCGGGTTCATTTGCAAATCCAGACGCAGAAAATTGTGTAAGACTAATATTTCTTCCAGGTACCCTAATATACGGAGATTCGTTGAAAAGATACGGTGTAGAACCTAGATTTACCGGTTTATTAAAACTTAATCTTACAACCAAAGAGTCTTTTGCGGACGATACGGTATTGCCATTATAAAGTCCCGGATATTTTGCATGAAAACGTATCGTATTTTCTGTGAGGTTATCAGACCATAATCTAAACTCATCCACATATCCATTAAACGGCTGTGCAATAGGAACTGTTCCGCTAGAACCCAAATATAGAGTATTTCCTGTTTCCCATATCGAAGAAACAAGAGTGCTACTACTGTGGTATAAATCGTATGTTAAATCTCCATTTTCATCTGTTTGTTGTATCCACAATCTCAATACATTAGAATCTTTTTGTAGTGTTGTATTGTAGAATGTTCCATTGTATAGAGGAAATGCAGACGATGATACCAAAATGTTTGAACCACTAAAATAAGCAATTTTTCCAAAACTTCTTGAAACAGGCAACAATTGTAGAGAAGAGTTATTATCTACGTTGTATAGTACACTTCTGGTTTCTGTAGTGGTGGAAAATCTAGTTTGTATCGTATTTATCGTATCTAATTGCGACCCGCTCCACGGAATAGAAATAAAAGATCCACTTCTTAGATTCAAGACATTGGTTTGTTCTTCTATTATCTCATATGACCGCGTTGTGTAAAATGATGGAGTAGAACTTTCTCTAATCTGTACCGTCGTTGGTAACACCCCATATGAATTCAAAAGTCCACGAAGGGCAGCTTTGGTTCCCTTCGACTTAACAAGAAAAATATGATTATGTAAAAATCTCTTCCATGTCTCCGCAGCAACATCTCTATATACTTTTGGTGTAACATTTCCAACTTCTCCTATGGTATAATCCACAAGAGCTTTTATAGCATATTGATTTGGTAAATTAATTCCAAATCCTTTTGCAACATTCCATATCATATCAACAGACAAACCAGAAAATGGATCGCTATTTCTATCGTAGATTTCGGGCATTGCATCGGCATACAACTTTAAAATATCAAAATGATGACCGATCAAATGCATAAATTTGATAAAGTCCTGTGACCGGTGATCGTTTACTATATACTCTGGTAGATTGTTCACCAATTGATTTTGATTTTGTCTATCATATTCATCGGCAATATATTCTATTGCATCTAACCACGAAACAAATCCTGCACCGCCATCATCAGGCGCAGGCAAAACACCATCTCCTACCAAAACCGGATATAAATCAGCACGACTTGCCGACGTTACTGATATAGGAAATCCTGAAACTTTTGGCCATTCGAATGGCGACATAAAATAGAGTTGGTCTACGTCGTCACCTGAGAACGACGACGAGTATGAACTTCCTGTTGCATAGTATAGATGTCGTTCGAAACCATCGAACGAACGAATCAGATCTTCTCTTTGTGTTGCAATTTTTGTTATTGTTGGATATGAAATGGATGAAGTAAATCCCGACAACCCGGATGATACACTAGCAATACTAGAAGATTGTTCTTTTATGATTTTATCATAATTTTCTATGGTCAACATTTTCTGCTTAAAAGCAGATACACGTTGTTTTGCAGAACTATAAAATACAAAATTAGAAAAATTATTATAGTCTACATTTAGTTCTGCGCCCTCCAACGATGTTATAAACCACTTGTTCAATATTGGATCATCTGGCTTTATAGGATCAAATGATTGACTTGTTAATAAACTAGTCAACGTTACATCATTTATTTCTCCTCGACCACTGGTTCTTATGTTTAGATTTTTATTCGGTGGGCGTAGATATACTTTAAGTCCCTGTCTAGGAATAAAAACTGCATATAGTTGATCAATAAGTGATGGGGATAGTTCTCTATCAACCGATACTTTGGAAAATAACGGAACATCCGGTGGCAAGGGGCGATATGTTTTTACTAAAATTGTAGCATTACTTGGATCAAACGGATCGTATTGCCAATTTATAACAGGCATTTGGTAATCATCACCAAAATTAATAAGAGTCTTGCCTACTCTATCTTGATCAAAAAATGAATCAATTTTATTCTTTAATAGTTTATTTGCAGCATTTCTAAATGCCGATCTAACGTCCAATGGAATTGGTACTATATCTAAATTAAAATTTAATGTATTATTTGAAGAAACGTAATTTATTTCCTGTGGTAATACGTCCAAATTTACTGTTATCAAAAGTTGACGCGGTTGCACTGGAGACAATACATTCATTCTTATTTGAATGTATTTGAACCCGTTGGTAACGGGAGGCAACGGAGCAGCTATATTTGTATATTCAGGCAAAACATACTCAATGTTTTCTTCACTGAGCTTCGGTGGCACAACCAAATATACGCCAGGAACAGAAAATATACGTCTGTCGTATGTTCCCATATCAGGAACCAAATTTAAATTTAAATCATTGTTAGTGATGCCTGGTCTACAAAATAATAACGTACCGTCCTTGGCAATCCACAACACCGAATCATCGGGAATGCCTCGAGCAGATTTAATATCTAATATTTCTTGATTGCTATACGTTAACATATATTATCTATTAACAAGTATTACCAACGGAGGATCTATTGTAGTAACTACTATAGAGATTTGGTCTTCTATACTTCTATTTTTTTCTGTTATGCTAAGATTGGCAGCCGCTTCATCATCCAAAGTTAATATCACCGATATTTCACTATTAGGAAGAATTGTAAAATTATTCTTAGAAGATGATATCCAACTCGGCAAGAAAAAATCAAATTTCAATTTACAGTTTCTTGTAATATTTTTACAGGTTAATAATACAGGTTCGTTTTGAAATTTTTTACCTACTTCGTAGACCCACTTAGTTTTTTCATTAGGTAGATTTGATATTAAAAACATCTGATCTACCGTTATAGGCCTAAATGTTCCTTGTGGTTGTGTATAAGGACGAACCAAACGTATCGACGGATTTTGCGTAATCATAGTTTCTATGGACTGAGCTTGTGACGACGCAATAAACTCAGGGTATACCATAGTTGTATTTCCAACAATTAATTGAAAATCTAAATTTATTTTTTTTTGTAGATCTGCCGATACGTTTGATCTCATATTAATTTATTCCTTCAATATCTTCTGGCGGAGGGAACGGGGTGAATCCTGGTGGTGTTAATTGTTCACCCGGAATACCCGGCGGTGTTGGTGCTGGTGTTAAATCATCAATATTTGGTACATTAAATCGCGGACCCCACACCATCGCAGCAAAACCAAGGCCTCGGTCATTGTAGTATTCTACATACATTGATACCGTACCGTTACCGTCTGTTAATAAAGGAAACGAGTAATCTGTTGCTTCCTGTTCTTTCCATGATTCAAATACTAAACGATTATTTGCGAACACGCGGATACCATCATCTACTCGAACATTAAATCTATACTCGGTATTTGGTTGCAGATTTAACGTTCTTTCCCATGTAATTACACCAATGTTTAAATTACCGTTAGTATAAGCGATATCATTGATGGTTCTTGTATAAAATGGAGTTTTTGTTTGAATATCTGATGTTTTAACATCAAACAACCTTGTATTAAAATCAGTCGATCGATAACGTTTTTCTAGCCATACATTTGTATTAGTCACTGGAGGTATCTCAGGTAGATTAGGTGGTTGTGGAAACGGAACGTTTGGATCTACAATAGCATTTGGTGACGTCAGATTTACTACACAATTTACCGCACTTAATCCTAACGGATATAATTCTACAACAGTAGAATCAAAACTTACTCTCACCGTTCGTCTAGAATTTTTTGGTAATGTAAACATTTTTGGTTCAAACACTACACCAGCTATAGACAATATTTCTACATCAATGTCTATTTGATTTGATGTGTTGGTTAATGTTAATATTTCTGGTTGAATCTCTCGCATGCTATTTCTAACATAATTTCTATCTATGACATTCGATGAAATAGTAACTAAACTGGATAAGTTTATCGCATTGATGGGAGGCAATGGTGGTACCACACCAGGTGGTTGTGGATTGGGTATGGTAACCACAGGCGGAATTGGAGCCGGTGTAGGTACCGTATTGACTCTATACCCATTATACTGACCACCTCTTTGATTAGAAAATCTACCAACCAACACAGAAGAATTCGGTAGTCTATCAAATCTCAACAATCCGGTGGAAGCATCTACCCATGCACCAATTTGATCAGGACCTCTAAAATCTAAATATCCACCCTGAAAATCCAGAACAAAGTGTACTTCATTATAATCGCTGCCAGTAGGCCCTGATATGCCTGTTCCTGGAGGTATGTCATTACGTCCTCCGAGAACAATATCTTCAG